GGTGATGAAGCCGGCAAACATGGCGGCGGTTTTCTTGCGCACCAGCTCGGCATCGTCGTACTGGTCGAGTTCGTTGAGTTTGACCAGGGCCCGCGCCAGCCACGGCTCGCCACGGATCTGGCCTGGGCGCAACGGGCGGAACAGATGCAGGATTTCGCTTGCATCGATGCGCGCAGTCTCCATGCCACCATTGCCGGACATGGGCGCCAATGCGCCATCCTCGGGATGAGTGCGATAGAGGTGGTAGGCCACCCGCCGCCCGAGGCGATCGAACTCGATGCCAGCGCGGATCACGTTGCCGTTCTCCGCCGTGGTGTTAAGGGTCACCGGCAGATGCTCGGGCTCCAGCACCTGCAATTGCAGCGCCACGGCCAGACCATCCTCCTTGCGGCGGTAGCGGATACGGATCAGCGCTTCGCCACCTTCGAGCATGGCGCGGCACGCAAGCGCCTGCAGCCCGTAGAAGTCGGTCAGGCCCGCCGCATCGGCATCCAGGGTCCAGTCGCGCCACAAGACCTGGATCCGCTCGCGGATTGTCGGGTCCACGACCAGCGACTGCGGCTTGATGCCGGTACCGATGGCGTTGGCGACATAGGATTCCAGGGCGGCATTGGCCCAGGCATTTCTCCTGACCAGGTCGCGGCTCTTGGTGCGCAGTTCTGTCTGGGTTGCGGTCATTGCCGCGACGGCACCCGGATTGCTCGGCAGCCAGGCAAACGAACGCCGACCCGCACCGGCGGCCTCATGCAGCGGGTTGCCGCCGAACATGCGCCGCGAGATTCGTTTGAGCCAGCCCATTCAGAACCCCTTCGCCGTGGTGATGCGGATCTGCCGGGCAGCACGCGGAATCAGTCCGGTCGTCACGGCATCCTTGTGAAGCGCCACTTCGACCTCATGGATCGCCGCCGTAAGCTCATCGATCGAACGGTATTCGACGGTCTTGTCACCGAAGGTCACGCGCTTCTCGCCCTTGGCCAGTGCGTCGCGCAGGGCCTGCAACTGGGCCTCGGTGTAGGTCGGTGTGCTCACCGGAACACGACCAGGCTGATCTCGGGGGAGTCGGCCAGCGACCCCGACGAGGACGTACAGACGATCTCCAGCCCGGCCTCCACCTTGTTGTCGGCGGTACCACGTGCAGCAGCGAAGCGAACCGTGCCACTGTTGGTGTTACTGCGTCCGGCGGCCACCCAGCAGTACCCCGTATCGGCCATCGCGGTCTCAAAAGCGATGCGGTATCGGCCAGTGGCCAGACGGGTCACGGACGCCACGTTGTGGGCGGCACGTACTTGCACCGACCCATTCGCGTAGCCGAAGTTGACCCAGGCACGCGCGAGTCCGGGGTGATCGGGACGGATCAGCCCCTTGATCTCGTTGCCGATGCGGCTGGCTAGCGCAGAGAGTTGCGATGCGAGGCTCATGCCTTACACCAGGGCGGCTTCGAAGATCGCGACAAAGTCCGTCGCGACGTCGCCAATATCAGTGGCAGCCACCGCACCGATGTTGGTCCTGGCCTGCTGCTGCTCCAGGACGGTGAGCGTCTGCGCAGCATCGAAGCGGACGCGCTTGTCGATAGCCGATGTCAGAGCGGCGATACCGGACTGATCGTTCTGCAAGGCCTGCTGGAGTTCCAGCAGCGTGTCGTAGGCCGGGTCGGCACCACCCAGGATGTCTGCCTTGAGGGCATCGAGCAAGGTGACCACCTTGTTCGACGAATAGGTCGTCGTGGTTGAAACCTGCAGGTCATCGATCATGGCCATTTCCACGGTCGGCCACACCGCCATCATCGGACCGGGCGCGTGGTGAATCACGTAGCCGATCCAGTTCGATCCCATCTCGGTCGCGCCCAACTGGGCGGCTTTCATGAACACCACCCGCTCGACCGGCGAGGTTGGCGACAGGCAATCCATGATCTCTTTCAGATATGGCGTGCGGCTGGTCCGCCACCGCCCCGGTTCTGACGAGGCCTTGGAGGACAGCATGCGATGCCGGTCCGACCATTCCGATACCGACAGCAGCGGATCCGGGACAAGCCCCTCCCGCCAGGCACGATCGATGTCGAGCGCGCCTTCGTACTCTTCCAGTTCCATCAGTCCACCCGGGCCCGCAGTTCGCCAAGTTCGATCAGGTGATCGCGCACGGCGGATTCGAGGGCCACGTGCAGTTCGTGGGCGTCTATCTCCAGCTTGGCGGCCATCTGCGCGGAGATGCGCGCCGGCCAGTTGAGCCAGGCATCACGCTCCGTGCGCGCCAGCCGGAAGACATGGGCAATCGCCTGGGCCCGGTCGACCAGATCTCCCTTGAGTTGGGCCAGGCGCACCTTGTTGGTCTGCGCCTTGACTACTTCATTCACCGTCCTGGCCTGCAGCAGCGAGGTGCCGCCGGTCGAGAGAACGGGTGCGGCTGGCTCTGCTGGCTCGATCGTCCGTGCGCGAGGCGGCTCGACCACAGATGACGAAGCCTTGGCCGGGTTTGGCTTTCGAGCACTCACGGTGTTTTGTGCCCACTCAAGGTCGGCCCGGTTCGGCTCGATCGTGCCATCCGGCTCGGGCGTAATGCGTCCGCTATCGATCGCCTTCTTAACTGCCACGTGAGAGACGCCGCGATGCCGGGCGTAGGCGCGTATCGACAGACCCATGATTTACATCAAGCCCATCGCAGATGTTCTCCAACGTCGCGATTCAGAGCTTGGCTTTCCTCCAGAACAGCGCGTTCATGCAATCACCATCACCACACGCGAGGAGCAGAGCATGAACAGCAAACAGACCATCGAGGCCAAAGTCATCGACACCAAACACCTTCTCATCAGAGCTCATTCAACTATATCCAATCGATTCAACCCAAAGGCAAAACATGCCTCCGGCACAGGAAGCCCCATGCCTTCGACATTGATTTGATACGTCATATTCCCCCCTATTCTAGCCACCCCATCTGCCCCTAAATAATCCTGAATCATCGATTGAGTGATCCTAGGAAAAGATTCATTTACCTGGATCATCATGGGAACCCCAGCCAACGCATACCTACCCCTGAAATCTCCATCCTCAAACTCCTCCCCGAAATCGTAAAAATCAGATACACCCATGTAACCATTTGGCCTTGGCAAACTAACAATAAAATCCTTAGGGAATAAGTCATCAGCATCATCCGGACTTATAAATACGTTTGCAAATGGAGTCGCCGTATAGCCAACATATTGCGCACGAGGCAAAAATTTCAAAAGGGCACCAATTGCCTTGTTGGTTTTCGTGCGCAGACCCGCATTGCCCAATTTTTTTTGATTAATAGTATTTACTGATGCTTGATCAGACTCATCGTCAATGATCAACGTAGGAACATGCTCTTCCAGAGTTCTTGGGGGACGATAGCCTCGTGCTGCCCTGGAAAGCTCTGTCCTTTGTGGACCATTTCGCCAAGGTAGATGCGGTTGCGCAGCAAGGCGAACAGATATTGCTGATCGATGGGGCGCCCCGGGCGTTGCTGTCCGACCTGAGTCACCCAGGACTTGGTGGTGTGACCTTCGATGGCCAGTTCCCGAACCAGTTGTGCCGCCGATCCATGCTCGGCATAACGCCGGAAGATGCCACGCACCAAGTTCGCTTCGGAGGCATTGACCACGAGCTTTCGCTCCACGACGTCGTAGCCCAATGGGGGCATGCCGCCCATCCACATTCCCTTGGCTTTGCTGGCGGCAATCTTGTCGCGAATACGCTCGCCAGTGACCTCTCGCTCAAATTGGGCAAAGGACAGCAGGATGTTGAGCGTCAGCCTCCCCATGGACGTGGTGGTGTTGAACTGCTGGGTGACCGAAACGAAGGACACACCGTTGCGATCGAACACGTCCACAAGCTTGGCAAAATCTGACAGGCTGCGCGTGAGACGATCGATTTTGTAGACCACCACGATATCAACTCCATCCCACAGCGCCCAGAGGCTGTCCATCGGTAACAGAGGCAGCTGAGCAATTCGAGCCGATATGGTTGCGGTGTCGGGCAGGGGTGCGTGTGTCGTCACCCACGCAGTTGCTCGAAGTGCTGATCGATGCGGCTGGAGGCCGTGACCAATGCTTCATGGGCGCTACGACATCCATCCTCACTCCAGAGGTTGTGTTGATCAATGAAATGGTGAACTAGGTTGTTCCGTAGCAGCACGAGTTCCTTGAGTTCGTTTTCTGTCCGGGCATAGTCCTCAGCAGACAAGCTCAGTTGCATGCGCATTCCGAATGAAATGACATTCTCAGATGCACCGGTCATGAGATCGGTCGAAGCGTCGGCTGCATCGGCAACCACATAGGATCCGATGAGCTGGCCAACCAAAGTGCCAAGTGTCTTGCTCGCGGTATCGGCTATTCGTTCAGCGCGAATCGACTCCAAGGAGTGTGCGGGGCCAGCAATTTCGTGATGCGCGACAATGGCCTTGATCAGGTGTTCATACTGCTGCAAGCGCAGTAGGCATCGGCCAAGCATTCGCTGAATCTCACGCTGCTGAGTCGACAGATCTTGATCCGTTGGTTGCGTCATCACGTGATTCATTGGGCCCAACTTATCGGACCGGCAACTGGCCGCTTGAAATGAATTTATCGTAACTATCGAAACTCTCGTCGTCCTGCCATGAACGGTCCCAAGATCGCGGTTCTGCCGACTCCAGAAGCAACAGGCTGAGTACGCGATCCCGCTCGCTGTAGGTATGCTTAAACTCCGTCAGCTTCATGTAGGGCGCCTCTTCGGCGCACCAGATGGCTGCCGAAACGGTAACCCCCTGCCATTCCTGTGCGGTATCGACATCGGCTGCCACGGTAT